GCAGTCGCGTCAGCTGCGTCGTGCAGTGTCGTTGTAATGATTTGAGACAATGTGCCATAAGTGTTAATTGATGTAGCGTCGCTGGCAGATTGATCGGCACTGCTAGTCGCGCCGTATTTGATTGTCACATTGTTTCGCACGTCGCCCGCACGGGTTTCGGTACGCAGCCCTGCTGCACGGGCTTGATTGGCAGTGATTTGAATGTAACCGTTTGCTGATAGGTATTGACTGCGGTGTGTACTTTTGGCATAGGAAATTCGCCCCTGTGCGTCCTCGTAAATGTAGCCAAGCCCTGAAGTCGCTAGGGCTGAAACAAGGCTATAAACGTCTGTGCGGCTAGATGAACGGGCTGCCAACTCATAATCACCTGGACGATCAATTTCGCCTAAACCCACGTTTTCAGCATTTGCCCAAGTCGTGGTCGGTTCGTAGGTTGCCCAACTCAATGCCCCTGGCACTTCAGCCCAGGTGTTAAGCAATAAATTTGAAAGAATTTCATAGATTTGATCGCCGTCAAAATCCTTTGAAAGTACGCCGTTGGTTAATGCTTTCGGCAGGCGTGCCAATGCGCCCAATGCCGTGATCGAATAGGTCTGCGTGAACATAGTCGAACCCACGTCACGCACTTCCAAACCAATGTCCACGACGCTACCGCCAAAGATCGGCACAAAGGTGCTTGACGTGTCTTCGACTTCAATTGTAATTGTTGAATTGATTGCAACTGGGATTGTTGCTTGATTCAGGTCGATTAACTGAATGTTTGTATAGCCCGCTTGCGCTTGCTCATAAATGTTTGTTCGACCGCTTTGAATAGTTAGATTTGCCAAGACTGCGTTTGTGTATAAAACGCCATCAATTTTGACCCGCCAAACAGGATTCCATTGCGTCATGTTGTTACCAGATTGCTCGCCCCACCTGTGCCGCGATAAAAGGAATTGTTGAGGACGTCAACAATTGTGCGCGCTGTGCCTTCTTTATCAATTGCACCTGTAACGGTGACGTTGACAATTGATGTAGCCCCTGTTTCTGCACCAGGAAAACCGCTAGAAGCATAATTGCCTGCGTTTGGATTGCTTGCAAGCATTGCAGCAGCCTCGGCAGCTGTTTGACTTGCAATTGCCACACCGCCTACGCCACCGCTAGAAATACCAACACCCGCGCCACTACGACTGCCACCTGTAATTGATGGGACGGTTGCTTTTGGAATTGTGCTAGTTGTCGTTCCCGTATTAAAAGTTTGACCGCTTGGCATTGTGCCGCTAAAACCTGCAACCGACGGCATGTCGCCAATTTTTGCAATGCTGCCAATGTCTGCACCTGGCTTGATCAGATTAAGACCTCTGATAACTAAGTTAATGCCGTCAATGGCAAAATTGATCAATGGTTTAATTGCGCCTAAAACCTTGGCAAAAATAGTAATAACAACCCCTGCAATTTCACCAACTGCACTTAAATAAGTGCCAAGCACTTTACCTAATTTTGGCGCAAAATATGCAACCACGTCGAAAAACGATTCAAACTGATCTCTGCTGCCAATGATTGCGTCTTTAACATTGTTAAAAATATCTTTTGCACCGTTAAAAATAGGAAGCACTGTGTTTTTTAATGTGGTAGCAATTTTAGTCAATGACGCGCTAAAAGCATCAGCCTTAATGAAATCAAATCCTGCAGAAAATGTTTCAATTACTGGTAATGCTTTTGTATTAATGAAATCCAACAAACTGCCCAAAATAGGTAATAACGCTGTGCCAATACTTTCTGAGGCTTCACCAAATGCCGTTTTAACACGCGCAATTTTTCCTGCATAAGTTTCTGCGTTTGCTGCTGCCGCCCCGCCAAATAAAGTTGACAACCTGCCTTGCACTTGCTCAAAACTCATTGACTTTAATTCCGCGGTGGATAAGCCAATGCCTAATTTGCCAAGTGCTGCCGTGTTGCCGTCAAAACCTTTACTTAACGCATTTGCAACGGTTTCTAATGGCTTACCTGTTGCGGTGGATACGTCTAAGGCAATTGCCAATAAGTCTTGCGCTTTTGCGGTGTTGCCTGTTGAAATTACTAGGCGCGCTAAGGCTGGGCGTAAAGCGTCGTCAGCAACACCTGTTGCCAATGACATTTTAAGGATTGCTTGCTCGGTTGCTTTAACTTGACCGTCTGTTGCCCCTGTAGCGTTTTTTAAAGCCAAAGCCAATTGTGTCTGTGCTTTTTCGTCAGCAATTGCAGCCTTCACGCCGTCAACGCCGATCTTAATTGCGTAAGCACCTGCAGCAAGCGCCGCAGCTGCTAGCGCACCGCCAATCATTTTGCTTGTTTTGCCAATTTTGTCGCCAAATGTATCTACGTCACCCGACGCAGTTTTGAGTGATTTGTTAAGACCGTCAACGTCACCAAGAATTGAGAGTTTGAGGGTACGACTGCCAGCAGCCATCAGTTGTATTCCTTAACTATTTTTGAAAACGATTCTTCCCATTTTTTAACAATGTCAGGTTGGACGCTTCGAAGTGTTGGATAAATAAACCAACCCCGTGACCCGCGACCTTCGCGACCTGACCAGACTGGAAACTGCTTATATTTATTTGAACCGAATTCGTACCCGCCCCATAGTTGCTGGGTCGTACCGCCGCCGCTTAATTTTTGACTGGCAAAACCAAACGAGATTTCACCAATCTTTGACGACTTGGAAACTTTTGAACCCTGGGCAATTTTTGGCGCAACTTTATTTGACGCGCCACCGCTTGCTGAAACAATTTTGTCGCGAACATATTCAGCAAGTTTGGACGTTTGTATTTTTGCCTGGGCGGTTGCTTCTTCGTCCATTGCTTTGAAAGATTTAAGGATTGCGCGCAATTCTGCTTTGTCATAGGAAATTGATTCCTTAGCCATTTGCCCGCCTTCCTAAAATTTCAATGACCGTCAAAATGTCTTCGGCACTTTCAAAGTCATTTGGTGATAGCCCTGCTGCCAGGGCTACCTCCCAAACGATTCGACTTAGGCTTCCGACTGGGTGACTTTTGGGTTTGCTTCACCGACGATCACTTCGGAGATTGTCTCCGTCCATGCTTCGATTGGCTTGACTGGCTTACCAGCTGCTTCTCGTTTCATGGCGTGATAAGCAAGAAAAACAAGATCGGAAATTCCGATTTTGTCTTGCGCCTGACTGATTGTGTTTCCTGTGGATTTCTCCCAGCGAACCCATTCAGGTGGCGCAGCTGTAAAGGTTGCCTGCGTACCGTCGTTATATTCAATTGTTATTGGTAGTTTCATTTTGTCTCCCGATTGTTAGTGACTAGAAAGTCTCTGAAGGTGTTCCCACCACGACAAATGATAGATCAACTGTCTGTGCGTCTGGTGCTGCACCGCCGACGGCTGGGAATACTGGCATGACGTTGAACGCAAATACTGCGCCTGTTGCGGCAGTTAGTGAACAAGCCAATGTTGTGTTTGGTGCTGTTTCGCACGCAGTCCATAGGGCTTCACACAATGATGACGCTGCGCCCCAGTCTGCAAGCATTGAAACGTCAAAAGCCCACTGATCGTCAATGTGCTTGTAAGCCTTGCCGTCTAGTGTTTGGTAAGTCTCAACTGTTGGTGAGTTCGCAAGTACTGCGCTGGTCGCTTGCGCGTCGTAGTTAACGGTCGCGATCGTCAACACTAAATCGCGACCCGTGATGATCGTTGTTGGCACGTTATCTCCTTTTATGTTGTTTGGGTGTAGTACGTTGAAACGTTTATGTCAGCAACCAGCATTGGCGATTGTCCTACTTCCAACACTGTCGGCTTTTCAACTACGCCTACAACGTATCCTGCGGGCATTGCCGCAAGAATTCCTATGATGAGTTTTTCCAGATTGTCCAGTGAACCTGCATTGCTGTTTGAAGCAACAATGGCGGTGATTGCAAAATTGATTTTGACTTTTGTTGAAGCCTTGCCAATAAGTACAACTTCCATGTATGGCGTATCGGGCACAATGACGATCGCTGGTGGAATTGGTGATTCAGGCACGCTCGAATAGCAGGTTGCCGCTAGTGATGAAAACGCGGTTGCTAGGGCTGCGCGAGTATCGGCAACGGAATTGGCTGGCATTACTGCACAACCGTTTCAACGTCTAGGAATGGCATAAGCAAAGTTGACACACGGTTGGTCAGGCTGCGACCCATACGGTAAGGCGTTGAAGCAAAATCCACGCCTTCGATCTGTCCGCCCGCTGCAACCCGTGATTGAAACACTTCGACGCTAACTGCAAGGACGGCAGATTCAATGGGCGCGCTAGTCGCGTAAAGATCAGCTGCGGAATAGCCTGAAAGTGTTGCTGTACCTGTTGGAATGATCTCGCGCAATGTAACATTCGTTGAAGTCAATGCAGCGGTGAAATAGTATTCCTCAACTTTGACAACTGTGTGAGTCGCAGTAAAAGGTGCTGGTAATCCAGTCACAATAATTGACTGACCTGCCACAAAATGATGTGGGCGTTGAACGTAAAAATAAGCGACGTTTGAATCTAATTTGTAAGCGTTAATTGCTGAAGAATTTGAAACCAGCATTGGCAAAATAACCGCTTCACTGGTGTTGATAATCTCGTCAAGATAAGCGTCAGAATATAAGGAAACGGACACGCCAAGCACCGTACGCAATTGACTCGCTGTAACAATGGCTGGCATGTCCGTTCCTTTCGATCGACTGCGGCGAGATCGGGAGAACCCGCCGCATGATTAGTTATGGCGATTAAGCCTTGTTGTTTTGGAACGCACCCGCTGCGATCTTTGTTGCCACTGCACCAAATGAATACACGCCCACGGTGATTGAACCGTCAGCAGTTGACTCAGCGCGTAGTTGGTATGAAGTTCCTTCGTACCATGTGTATGCGTCAGGGTTAACGATTAGCAATGTACCGTCCCCGTCGCCTGCGTTTGTTGGGTCAACGTACAGGTTCAAGCCCGCAACGTTTCCAGTCAAACTTGTTGGCACTGAAACACCAGGTTGGTTCATAGGATTTGAAACCTGTGAATAAATTGGACGTCCAGCGTCATTTAAAGTCATTAGATTTGACCATTGACCAGTTGACGCAATCATGTTGCGTGCAAATGGATTTGCAAGTCCAGCAGTTGCGCCATAAACGCTTGCTGCACCGCGACCAATAATTCCAAGCAGTTCAGCAGCGGTTGGGTATGTTGCAACTGTTGTTGCGTCAACTGTTGCGCCAGCGATTAACTGTGCGTTGACGTAAGAGTTTTGCGCCTTTGCCATTGCTGCAACCATGTTGCGCAATAGTTCGTCGTAAAACAATGGTGAAGTTCTGGTCAAAAGTTCTACGGAGAATTTTTGCTGTCCCGCAAATTTCTTCACGTCCACTGATAGGAACGCAGAATTTTGATCCGTGTTAGAAAAAATTGCGTCCTCAGCTGCAATTGCAACTGTTGGCGCAGCAGTAATTTTTGGAATTTCAAATGTCATTCCAGCGTCAGGCAATGCACCGCGAGAAATCGCGTCAATGCTTGGGCGAATTGTTGTTGATAGCCCGTTGATAACTTCAGTCAACTGACGTGTTGGTACAAGACCAGCGTTGTCTGTTGTGTTGTCTGCTGCTAGAACGTACTGACGTGCTGTCTCATCACCTGTTGCAGCAAGAACCTTATTTTCTAGGTACTTTGCAGCAGTGATTTCAATGCGAGGTGTTGATTTCCAACCGCCAACGCTGTTTGACTTTGCTGTGACTGACTGTGCGGCTTCTACCGTCTCAACGGCTTCCGCTTGTGTGACGGTGTTGTCCACTTCGTCTCCTTCGTTTGTTGGTATTACTTCAGGTTCAATTGTTGAATCTGAAACTTCGTCTTCCTCTGTTGCTGCTACTGACTCAACGCGCGCTGATCGAATAGCGGGTTCGCTGGTCAATGCAACGGCAGTCAATTCACCTGTAAGAATTCTGACTGTGCCATCTTTGAGTGTTTCGTATTCATCAAATGAAACTTCAACACTAAAACCATCGCGCAAGCCTTCCTGCGCTTCAACAAGTGCGTCATTGCCAGCAGTTGTCTCAGCAATTTTAAATGTTGCGTCAATTCCGCTGCCGTCAGCTGAAAGTGTTGTGTCTAGTGTCTTTCCAATTCTACGGGTGCGATCATGTTCAAGATTTAACAAAACGGCGGTTGGTTCGATTGAACCTGCGGCGAATTGAACCTTGCCAATTGAAGCGTTGCCTGTTTCTTCAAATGTCACAATGCGACCTGTGATTGTGCGACTGTTTGAATCAGCCGCAGTGATTTTCATTGGTGTGATGACTTTTTTCATAGCAGCATGTCTTCTTCCTCGCGTATTTCATCGATCGACATTGCGCCGATACGATTTAAGATTTCATAAACCTGCGCGCGCTCGTAAGGATTGCCACGCAAGAAATCGTCTAGATCGAACATGACTTTGTTGCCCGCTGGCGTAAAGTCCGGGAAAGATAAACGCTGTTCAATGATCGACATGTAATTTCTAAAAGCGAAATCAACGAGGTCGCGTCTCTTGTCTAAAGCGTTTGAATAAGTAAAACTTGATTGCTGTGAATCTGTGAAATATGCAGGTAGTCCGCACGCGCGTGCTAATTCAAGTGAAACGTAATTTCTTGCTTCATTTAGTTGAAGATTGCGTGGGTCGTACCCGATTGTCTCCAAGGTAACGTCAGCGTTTAAAAATGCGGTGCTGCGTGAAGCGCGTGCAGTCTTCCAAGCAGTTAGCAACTTTGAAACGCGATCTGCTGGCAATGATGTGCCGTTTGATTTCAAAACCATCTGTGGAATTGGTTCATTTGCAAAATTCATTGCTGCACGTTCAAGCGACGCAGCTGCTTTAATCGTGCGACCTGCGCGAGATAACAAACCTTCTTGCGTGCCGTTGAAAACAACTAAATTTGCTGGGTCAACGTATGCGCCGTCAATTGCGTATGAAGCAATTTCGTAACCCATTCCGTTTGTTGTAATTGTTACGCGCTCAGGTGCAATGCGCTCCATAGCGCGGATTTTTCCTGTATCTGCGTACCGCTCCATAACGTATGCGTACGCTGCTGGAAAGAAAAATAAATCAGAGATAATCCACGCCCAAAATGTTGTACCTGGTATGCGTGGGTCAGGCTGATTGATTACGCGAGGCTGTGAAACCTTTTCGCCTGTTGCTTCGTTGCGTGTGTGCATTGGAAGCGAACCAATTGTCTGAATAATGCCAAGTGCGCGCGCGCATGTTGGAACGCTCATTGCTTCCGCACGGGACGCAGTTACTATCCCACCGAATAGAAATAGATTTCCTACTTCGCTGTAATAAGGCGCAATAGCAGCTGCGTCCACCTGTGCGGCTTCAACCGTGACGGCAGTATCAGCCTTACGGGTAAATAGATCAGAAAATGCCATGCCCGAATTGTGGCAGGCTTATACGATCAACCAACCATGATGTCAAGATCATTGTCTGGGCGTGTCGCAAAATGTGTCGCGAGTGCAACTGCCACCGCCCCGCACACGACCGACTGTGAAGCCCTTCGCCCAATAACCCAGCCGCCATCGCCTCGACGCAATTGCACGGCTGCCAAGACTTCTTCAGATAATTGGCTTTGACCTTTGTGCTTTAAACGACCGCTGTTGATTGCTGAAAGCATTTCGTCGCACGCTTGCGGATATGCGTTGTCCATGTCGAAAACGGGAATTCCTGCGGGTGCTAATCGCGCCGCAACCGCGCCACTTGTCTTTCGACTGTACAAGACATATTCCGTCGGATATTTGCGGGCGTAATCTGCCAATTCGTTTGCGATTGCCTTATCGTCCAACTGCAATTCGTTTGCCCAAGTGTGCAGCAATTTGACCACGAACTTTTCGTCGCCTAATTTCTGCGCGCCGCATAAACTCGCGTGTCGTCGATCAGGTGACAGGTCGATCGCCAACCAAGTCAATTTGTCAGGGTCGAGGTCTACCGTTTTATCCAGGCAATTACCCCATGAAGCAGAATCGACCGCACTATTGATCGCAACGACCCAGCGGCACAAAACTTCAGTCATAACCACGTCAGCAGGGTCATTCAAAACTGATTTGATGTTGTCGGCATGAATTAGCGTTCCCATTGAAGGATTTGAGTGCCGTGCGTTTTCCACACTGATTTCGTCGGTCGGTGCTGACCATTCAAAATAGCCAATGTCATCTTCAACGCCTGAAATGCTTGCGAGCGCGCGATCGCGGAATTGATTAAGCACTATTGACGAAAAATCGCCAGCATTTGTGTACGCCATGACCATTGGGTTTGCCGCAGCCATGAGGGTGTAGCGCAATGAAGCAAAACTCTCAATGTCTGTCATTTCGCGTAATTCGTCCAGGTGAATCGTCGAAGGTCGGGAAACACCGCGAGCAGCTGACCCGCCTGCACGCACAATAAAGCGATTGCCTGTCAATGTCTCAATTTCTTCGCCGCCATGTTGCCAGCGGATTTTCTTAACTTGTTTTGCCAGTGAATCATTGCTTTCAATCATTTGAACCATTGCTCGAAACTGTTCAAGTGATGTTGACAAGCGGTGCGCCGACCCAATCTGTAAGTTTTCGTCCCACAGGAAAAGCCCGCCTAGAATTCTGATCAGCTGCAAAAATGACTTTCCATTTTGACGCGCCACAACAATGCAGTTGACAGGCGTTGCCCAGCGACCGTCGGGCTTTACTTTGTGGCTGTGGATAAGTGCGAATTTCTGCCATTCCAGCAAATCGATCTTCAGACTGGACGCTAAATCGACCAATTCATGCCCGCGTGAGGGTAAATCGTTCAATGGGGTGTGAATTCGAGGTGTTTGGACGCCAATTAGGGCGTTTTCACGATCTGTGTCCCTACCCAAAACCGTTTGAAGCCCGTTTAAGCCCTTTTGGGTCGGTTGGTGACCTTCTATGACCTTCTCAGTCATTATCGTGTGTCTTTGAGTCGTTTTTGGGGGAATTTAAAACAG